TCCTAAAAAGGATGAGACTATGGAGGCTGGTGGAGAGTAGTTTGAGGGGTCTATTCTTCACCAACTCTTATGATGTTATATTTTGTAATTTATAAACAAAAAAAAGAAAAAAAATATAGAATGTTTACTAATGTAGTATTTGATAAAGAAAAAGAAGCAGAAGATTTTGGTAAAAAAAGTATGAAAAGAGGATATGTATATAAGATTGTAGAATATAATAAAGAAAATTATGATAGGTATTGGAACTAATGAAAAAAAACAAAGTTAGTTATATTAATTCTGTTAAGGTAATAGTTAGCCCTTGGCAAAAAGGTTTTCACTGTGGTATTATTATGGATAGTAAATCTAAAATGACTACAGAAGAATATGAATTATGTTCTACAATAGCTAGAGGCATGATAAAAATGGCAACCTCTGACCCTCATTCAACGTTTCTATGGGGACTTCGTGGATATGCTGAAGATAAAAAGAAAAGCAGTAAAGACTTAAGTATAAGTTCTGTAGCTGAATTTGATGATGAGTCTAATGTTATTGATTTTCTTGAATACTTAAAAATGAAACGAGATAAGGAGTTAAACTAATGGCAACGCACTTAGTTATAGGTGACCCTCATTGTACACCTAAAGCAAACAATGAAAGATTTCTGTGGGCAGGAAGATTAGCAGCAGATTATAGAGTTTCACACATAATATGTATGGGTGACTTTTGTAGTATGGATTCTCTATCAACATATGACAGAGCTAAAAAATCATTTGAAGGTAGAAGATATCAAAAAGATATGGAACATTCTCATCATGCATTATCTTTATTTAATAAAGGTTTAGGTAAACATAAAGCTAGAAAAATTATGTTACATGGTAATCATGAAGATAGAATAGATAGGTTTGTAGAGGATAATCCAGAATTAGATGGCACAGTTAAAATAGCAGATCTTAAATTTAAACAATATGGTTGGCAAGAAATACCATATAAAAAAATTAAAGTAATAGATGGTGTACATTATTGCCACCATTTACCTTCTGGTATAATGGGTAGTGCAATATCTGGTGAAAATATTGCAAGGTCTATCTTGACAAAGCACAAAGTTTCTGCTACAGTAGGTCATAGCCATTTATTAGATTATGCAGTATCTACATTACCAAATGGTAAAAAGCTAAATGCGTTATCTGCAGGATGTTATTTAAACCACACAGAACATTTTGCTAGAGATACACAGCATATGTGGTGGAGTGGTTTGATAATTAAAAAAGAAGTTAAAGATGGTAATTATAATATGGAGTTAATTGATATTAAAACTATAAGGAGAGAGTATGGTAGAAAGTGATTATGTATTTGAAGAGCCTATAGATTCTAAAAGAACTTATAAGTACGAAAAAGATCATAAACATGATATGTCTTATGAGAATGAAAGAAAACATAACAATGTGCATTCACCTTCTCATTACAAACATGGTAAAAAAGAAACTATAGAAGTTATAAGAGACTGTATGACTGATGATGAATATCATGGATACCTAAAAGGTAATGTTTTAAAATATGTTTCTAGGTATAAATTTAAAGGAGAACCATTGCAAGATTTAGAAAAAGCACAATGGTATTTAAATAGGTTAATAAAGGAGGTTAAATGACGCACGGTGAAAAAATGGCTTTACTTGGTAAGATAAATATGTTATATGAACTTACTTTAGAAATAGCAAATAAAATAAATAAATTAAATAAACAATTAGAGGAGGCAGAGAAAGATAATGGGAGCAGTAAAACAAGCAATAATTGAAGTAGAAGATTTCGTTGCAGGTTGTTTGCGTGAAGGTAGAACGTTAAATCAAACCATACGAGATGCCAGAGAATCTATGGCAGCAAAAACTAATCCTTATTTTGATGATGAGGAATTAGTAGAAAATAAATACTACCAATTTAAAGGAGCAGAGTAATGAGAGATAAATTTATTGACGCTTTAAAAGCTAAATACGAAGCAGAAATAAAA